GGTTGCCCTATGTTAATTAAGGCAGTTCCTCCTGCAGGTACATAATAATTTGCTTCAGTTGATACTGGTGTTGAACCATATCCAACATGAGCACCTTGTGTTAAAGCTACTACTCTCAAAGTATCACTCTTTTGATCAAATTGAATTGATTGAGCACTGGTAGTGCTGTATGCAAAAGATGTACTATTACCGACTGGTTGATGTGCAGCCATTACTCTTCTTCCTCAGTTGTTTCTGGTTCTGTTGCGTCTGCAACTGGTTGATCATCTACTTCAACTTCACCTTCTACTTCAGGTATCTGATCTCCAAAGAGACTATTTGCAACTTCAGGCTTTAAGTTATCAACTTTATCAGCCGTCTTTGCATATAGTAGATCCTTAATAGCATCACTCACCTTTGAAGGTGAATCATTTGCCACAATAGCATCCATTAAATCGTCCATACTAATGGTCATAACATTTCCTATAGGTTATTTATATCTCTCCGCCCTTAGGTAGTTTAGTCATACCTGCATCTTTTGCTCCTTCAAGATTTGGTTCCATAATTGGAGCACCTAAATCACCACCTCCAGCAGCTGCTTCTTCACCAACTCCTGGAGCCATACCATTAAATCCATCAACTGCCATTGCTGCTTCTGCTGGATCCATGATTACTCCTTCTTCAATTTCTTTTTCAATAAGTTTATCTTGTTCTAAGATATCCTCATCAGATTGGCGAAGAACAGTACGACGAACCCAATCTTGAGAGTAGTACTTACCAATATAAGGTTCTGCCTCCATAGCAAGAGAGAATCTTTCTCTTTGTAACTCAGCATCTTTGAGTTCTGAGAAATGGTTATCATATACAAAGTCAAACTGAATATTTTCAGCCATGACTTCCCAATCTTCTGGGGTACAAATATTCTTAAGAAGACATTGAGTTCTTAGGATATCTAAGAATAGATTACTAAATCTCTTACGTAATCTGCCAACAAACTTGGTAAACTTAAGTTCATCTCTTAAGATTTCAGAAGATCTACCTAAGTTAAATCCACCATCCCCTTCAATTCTAGAAATAGGAACATTCAATGCCTTATATAATTTCTTCTTGAAGTATTCAATATCTGTAATTTCTCCAAGGTTTTGTCCACCTGGTAATGTAGATATCTCAGTACCTCATCACGGATTTCTCCAGTGTTTGCATCATAAACTAACTTGTTACGATACCTCATCATGACATCACGAAGGTATTGTTCAGCCTTCATTTTAGGAAGATTACCTACATCAATATAGAATATTCTTCTTTCTGGAGCACGAGACAAGCGATAGATTACAAGACTATCCTCAATCATTCTAAGTTGATTAAGTGCTTTGATTGACTTGTGGAGGTATGAAAGAACAGAACCTTTGTTTCTATCTACTAAACCTGATGTGCAATATGCAATAGAGTCTTTAGCAAAACGTACACCCTTAGTGTCTGTAAGGTTTCCAGATGGGTTTAAAGCACCGCCTGTAGTATCTTTAGTACTATAGATAAAATATTCTTCTATCTCTGGGAATGCTTGATGAATACTATTGACTTCTTTTTGACTCTGAATAGCAGCTATTCTACCTGCTTCACCTGCTTTATCCTTAACAGCATGACGAACAAAACGCATTTTCATTGCGTCAATATAACGCAATTCCTGAATACCCTCTTCAGGTTTCTTCAAATCAATAACTTTATGATAATATAATCTACCGTCTACATACCAGTTACGGTATATCTCATGAGACTTTTTATCAAAATCTAAGAGTTCTTTTACAAATTTAAATTCTTCTCTAATTTTTTTCTTAATACCATCACTGGCATTTAACTTTGAAAGCTCAATCTCTACAGGACTTTCGTTAGTATCGGAAACTATAGACTCTTGTATAACATCTTCAATTGCACCATCCACTTCTGGATGTAACGCCATCTCCCTATATCTACGTATTAACTGAAACTCATTCTTAAATACACCTTCTAAGTCTACATAGTTACCAAAAAACCCCGAAGTCATGTAGTAATCACTCTGGTCCTCATTGGAATTGGGGACTGGTGATACTACCGATTTCGGAGTTTCTTCATTATTCTCAATAGAGAATCCAAATAATTTAGCCATTTATACTATGGTGGACTATACCGTTCATAGTATTTAGTATAGCACAGATATTACCTTATGTCTGCTGCTTCTGCTGATCCAAATGACTCGAAGTATTGAACTTGGAATTCAACAGTAAAGTCTTCGATGGTGTCACCTGTATCATAAGATAATGCTATCTCAGAAATGTTCGTTGGGAAGATATCAAGGAACTTGTATGCTCTCAATACATTTGCTGATTCTGTAGGGCCTGCTCCACTTATGTCATTAGATGGAGTTTCGGATGCAATAGTTGCTCCTCTACCCAACTGATACACAAATGCATCTTGCATATAAGAAGTAGGTGCAGTTGCTCCAGTGTTGTTATCCAACTTGGAGATACCATTCATCCATCCTTCAAAAGCAGTGCGAAGTCTGAAATCTTCGTCATTGATAACTGTTATTGTCCAAGGATCGAAAGTTCTGTCTCCAGCAACTTTTAAAATACGACCTCTGAAAGGAACGTCAATTGGTGCGACGTTTGATGCAGGAAGGTTAGCAGCCTTACACATAAAGCGTAAGTTGCTCTTGTCATCATTGTTGTAAGATGCTCCAACAAAATCTGGGAAGTTAGGAATTGCTACTTCAAACAGATTAGGACGGGCTCCACCACCTCTCAGTTTACTTTTAAACTGAGAGATATTTCTTACTGATGGGGGGTTTGGTGCGGTTGCCATTTACGTTTACTCCTTAATTATACTCTACCAGCAACTTCCTCGAAACTAACACCTGTGCGAGTAGCAACAAAGGTTAGTGAAACGAAGTTGATAGATTTGCTAGGCTTGAGGAAGATGTCAGCACGGAATTCATTGTTATCAATGACATCTGGTGTGTTGTTTGTCTCGTCGCAAATTACTAGGAAGTCATAAAGACCACGCTTGCTTTGTACGTCACGTAGATATGGTTCTACGATGTTAACAAAGTTAGCACGAGTAATTTCGTCGTTGAACTCAAAGAGTTGAGCTTGTGCAGCTCTCTCTAGTGCCTGCTCGACTGTAAGGAACAGTCTTCTAACGTTAATTCTGTCAAACGCTGAGGCATAACCAAGGGCAGTCTTGTCTCCGAAGAGCATGATGCCAATACCAGGACGGAATATAATCGGGTTAATCCGCTTGGTATACAGAGAATCTCTCTGTGCTTGAGTTGGGTTGTAAGCCAACTTAGTAGCGTTGTTAAGAACACCACGCTGCTGTCCAGCAGGAGAGAACCAAGGATAGAACTCTCTGTTAGTTCTAACCATGAGGCCAGCAATGTCTCCGTTACATGGAACCCAACGGAATTCATTGTTAAACCTATCAAACATATACTTATAACCACTGTCTATGATTAGATATGAAGATGAATTTGCTCCATCTAAAGTGGCAATAACGTTTGATGTTTGTGTTGCAGCGTTGGTTATGTTAACAACGTCTCCACGTTGAGGACCAGCAACAGCAACGCAATCTTTTCTTGTTTCGGCAATGTCTGCCAACTTATTAATCTTGGCCTGTGATTCTGCTCTTGTATCAGAACCAGGTCCAGCGATTAGGTAATCAACAGCAATCTCGTCTTTGGTTTGGAACTTATTGTAAGAAGTAATCAAAGCACCGAGTGTTGCCTTAAATCCATTTGCAGAGGTGTAATCATTACCACCTTTAAGTGCATAAGTTGTAGCACCAATACCTGCAAAGTATGTCACATCTCCAGCATTTTGTCCCCACTGTGCATCAGCATTACTGATAGCAGAGTATTCAGTACCACCAAATCCAGTGTTAACAGGACCAGTAAGACGCAATGCGTCAAATGCTACAGATGGATTGTATCCTGCATATGTCTTCTCAGAGAAGTCTGCAAGATAAGTCTTGTACCAGATCTTTTGTCCAGCATTTCCTGATGACTCACAGTCAACAGCCTTAGAAAGTGAAATGTGCTTCTCAAGGATGTTACCTTTGATTCCAGTTATGTTACCAGTATCATCAACAACAACAATGTGCATTGCATCGTTATATGCACCTCTTTCTGTAGCATACTGGTTAGTTACTGGTTTCTGTGCGATTGACTTCCAGTAAACAGTTGCATTATCTAATTGAAGAGTTTGAGCATCATACCAATCAGCAACTGCAGTAGGAGTTATTGCACTACTACCAACTGTACCAGCAGGAAGTCTTGTGAATAAACCGTCTGAAGTACCAAATGCGTAGATACCACCTTCAGTATAAGTAACCTTAGTTTCAGTTGAACCACCACCAACTGTTTCTACACGAGAAACAATCTTAACATCAACAGTTGACTTACCACCAACAGCATCAGTAGAAACACCAGTAACGATACCCTTAAGGTAACCTACGAAACTGGAAGTAGTTCCTGCACCAGGAAGAACTGTACTTAAAGGAGCAGTTATACCATAACCAACAGTTACACCAGAACCAGCAAGACTAGTAGAACTAAAAGTAAGGGTTTGATCAGCAAAGTCATCAACGAAACAGACTTTTAAATCCTTACCCCAAGTACCAGGGTTTTTAGCAGCGTAATAGAAATCGGTAGCAGTTGTGTAGTTAGACTGATAATCATCGTAACTCTTAATCTTCAGAGTTGTTGTATTAGCAATACCAACACCTGCATTAGCATTCTTGAGGTCGTCATCATCTGTTCTAGCAACCTTAAGAATACCGCCATATGAAAGGAATGACGCTGCAGTCATCCAATACTCATACTGACTGTCGGTGCTCAATGGCTTTCCGAATGTGTTGATTAAATCCTGTTCTGTTTCCACAGTGATTGGATCATCAACAGGTCCAATTTCAAAAGGGCCTGCGATTGCACCGATATTATCGAGTACATTATCCGCCCTTCCTACTGTTAGATCTACTTCCCTGATTAATACACCAGGTGATACTAACTGAATAGCCATGCTTGCGTCCCTCTGAGAGTTCCCAATTTCCTACAAATTATTTATTGAAAGCTACATTTTCAGAGGGGAAACCGTGCGTGAACTATGAACGATACTCCCACATATAACTCATATCACCATAAGTTGACTCTATATCATCCCTATCTGTCTTAGTCCATCTTTGTCCATCTTCATCTATAAATGAGTCATCTTCCAACCCATCAAGCATAAACCCAAATGGAGCCATGTCTTGTTCTATTTGATTTTTCTGATCCTCATATAATCTTTTTCTTACATCTTGATCAGTAAGTTCTTTAAAATAATCCTGTGCTACCAACCATGCATATATGACAAGACACATTGCCAAGTCATCATTACAACCATCATCTGCCTCAAATGAATTACTCTTTGAAATGAATGTAGTTAATTCTGAAATGATATCATAATCTTTGAATAGAACCTTATCTGCCTCAATCATTGTCTTAAGGTTTAATGCACCAACCTTCTTAACAGTCTTGGACATCTTAACTCCAAGTTGTACCTTAGTACCAGAGAAACCTTGTCCTATAACTTGTCCAGCCCTTCCTCTCATTGATGACATAAGAAGATTGGGATATTCAAAATCATAATTAAGGATAGATGCTACTTGATCTCCAATATCATTTACCTCAACTAATATAAAGGCATCATTGTATCCTTTACAAGTTTCGTGTATAATATTAGGGAATAGCATAGGTTTAATTTCATTATTCCTATATTTTGCTACGACACGATGGGGAAATGTAGTGATGTCTACAATTATAAATGTAGAATAATCCTCCCCTACACCACGAGCAACGTCTACAGTACAAACATAATCATGTTTCTCTTGTGGCTCTTCATACAAATCTAATCCTTCATTGGACAATTTAGGTTTATCATAAACCAAAGATTTTAACTTTGCTGGATTTATTAAAGTATCAACAGACCCTAAGAAGTTACATTCAAACTCAACTTTAAATTGTGCTTCTGACGTGTTAGCAATAGTTTGCTCTCTCCACGCTTCATCTCTACCAGGAACTTCACTCCAATGGACTACAGTAGGTACATATTCATTATCTCCGTTCTCAGCATCGTGCCACATGCGATAGAAGTGGTTCATACCCTTGGGGGTAGAGACGATGATAATCTTAGTTGATTTACCAGATGAAATTGTAGGATATACTGAACTAAAGAAGTCGTCAGCAATATGATTTGGAACGAACGCAAATTCGTCTAAGAATATGATGTTGAATGTCATACCCCGAACTGCAG